CTGGGTCAAAATTTAAATCCCTTTGATGCTATTGCTGATTACGTTAAATTTGACGCAGAAAGACCCAGCCACCTAGATCAGCCCGAACATCAGATCACTTATGTAAATGAGATGATTCGAGGAAGTAATGAAGATGACACTTTTTTACCTTACAGTCAATTATCAAATGTTGGCATAAAAATGAATAGTAGTAAAGAATTTACTAACTTTTCACAACTATCTGTTTATGTAAAAGATGGTATCAAGGTAGAAAATTTAATTAATAACAGAAGAGAATCATCTAATTTATTTCCTAATATTGCATATCATTTGTTAACAGACAAAGTAAACGGCGCAGGTGATTTAATTGGTAAAGAACAAATTAATAAACAAGAAATGGAGAAAGCCGCAGAATTTTGTGAGGCAAATAAATTATATTGGGATGGTGTTATTACACAACAACAAAACATAAGAGAATTTATTTATCAAAATGCAACTTTTTGTTTATTAGATTTTACTATTAAAGGCGGGCAGTTTTCTTTAACGCCAACAGTTCCAGTAACTTCAAATAATGAAATAAATCGTGAGGTGTTAGCTAAAGATATAGTTAAAGCTTTGTTTACTGATGGTAATACAAGAAGTTTAAAAGTGAGTTTTTTATCTCCAGAAGAAAGACAGCTTTTTCAAGCAAGAGTCTTATATCGTGATGAAGTAGAAAATGGATTTGCTAAAACTGAAGTTTTAGATTTAAGACTTGGAGATAATTTAGGTGGAAGCCAAAGCGATCCAAGAGAAGTATTTGATATGTCTAATTTTTGTACATCTGAAAAACACGCTAGAACATTTGCAGAATATGCTTTACTCGTTAGAAAATTTGTAGATCATGGCATTAGTTTTGAAACAACACCTGAATCTGCGATGTCTTTAGAACCAGGTGATTATATAAGATTCTTTTCTGAAATTACCCATAATGACAGATTTGAAAATGGTTATATTTCTGCTGATGGGACTATACAATCCCAAGGAAACACAAATCCTATAGGAGCTAATATTTTTTATTGGAGAGCTTTTAATGAAAATGGAAGCGACTTTGGTGAACCTAGAGAAGCTGTTTTAACTGCTGATAACAATAAGGCTTCAAGTCAATTTAGAAATTCTGTTTTCACCATTCAAAAAACAGATACTGCTGATCGTATATATAAAATAGAATCAATAACATATACAGAAGACGGTTTTGTACAATTAACAGCAACACATCAACCTTTAGATGCAGATGGTAAATTTAAGGTTTTAAAATATAATGACAATATATTTTCTGATGAAGATTAAAAATGGCAATTGACGTAAATTTTCCTAACATAAAACCTTCATCAAGAAGCTTTACACCTGGAACTTATCCACAAACAGAATTTGTTGCACAAAATGGTGCTAAAACTGTACTTAGATATGGTGATAAACAGGTAGATGCAAAGTTAACATTAAATTTTACAAATATTTTAGACTCACAAGCTTTTGAAATTTTAGAAAATTATAGACAAGTTAACTCTGAATATAATTTTGTAAGTTTCAATAAAGACTCAGGTTTAACAGGTATTAGTGGAGATGGACGGTTACCCTCTGATAATTCATTAGGAAATCTTGCTGCTTATTTTGCTGCTGAACCTTTAGGGTTAAGATATAGATATGATGGTCCACCTACCGTTACAAGTGTCAGACCTAACAGATCTAATGTTCAATGTAAATTTGTCGCTTGCCTCGATGGGGACTAGAATGTACTTAAAATTAAACTAAAACGATGGCTGGCTTTTATTCTGGTAAAGAAGGCGAATTACTGATAGATGGTACGAAAGTTGCCAAAGTCAGATCATGGTCTTTCACTTTTAACCAAGCAGTATTAGAAACTGTTTCATTAGAAGATACGGATAGAACTATCATCCATGGCACAAGAAGTTATACAGGAAGTGCAAGCGTTTATTATTATCAAGACACTGCTGGTGGTGGTGCTGGTCAGCTTAGTACATTATTTGGCAATAGTATGAAAGTTGTTAGTGCGTCAGGCGATGGTGCCAATGCAGAAAGCACTGCCATGACATTTAAATTAAAAATAAAAGATGGTTCTACTGCTGGTAGATTTATTGAATTTCAAGCAATACCGTCAAATATTAGTATTACAAATTCTGTAGGAGAAGTAACAGCAGCAGATATTAGTTTTGAAGTTAATGGCGCACCTACTGGCCTTGTTTTATAAATGGCTATATATTTTGGGTCTACAGGTTTTATTGAGTTAAAACGTGATGCCTTAAATTCACAAATAGGAACATCTTTAAACCCTGCTGATGTAAATACAACTAAAAAAAGATTTTCTGTTGAAAATATTAATGGATCATTGATAACAGGAGATCAGGTTGAAATAGAAACTGTTGATGGAAGTAATTTAGAATTATTAGATAGCCATAGTTTTCCTGACCTTAGAAAATACATCCATATAGATGATATGGGTGGAATAAAGTTATATAACACTTTTGGTACTGCTTTAGCTGGTGAAGTATCAGATGCACTCACATTAACAACACCATCATCAACTAAAGATATATTAATACGCACCAGGAACACTAGATTTAGACCGCTTGCAAAAGTTACCGAATTTGAAATCACAACAACAAGAGATACCGTTGATGTAAGTAATTTAGGAGAAGAATTTAAAAGACAGTATGAAAATGGTCTTATATCAGGACAAGGAACAATACAAACAATTTGGCAGCATAGAAATTTTCAAAACGATACACCAGATTTTGTAGAGCCAGAATTTGCTGTTTACCTAAGTCAATTATTGGTACGGATGCAACAGGGCGCAGATTTTGAAGGGAGATTTTATATATATAATGATCCAAGTCAATCTACAAACAGTGTCTGGTATCAATCAATGTGTGTTGTTACCAATGTGGCTATCAATGTACCTGCCAGTGGTTTGGTAGAGGCACGAATTGAATTTATAACTAATGGTGAGATAAGACTTCATAACGGTGTGCCACCAGCGTTCTTGTTACAAGAAAATACTGATAAGATATTGCAAGAGGATGGAGATGGTATTTTACTTGAAGATCCTTAAAATAAGATTTATTATGTACTTAAAAGTGATTTGACATGGCTGATCTACAAATAACCCAATTACAAGAACTTAGTTCAGCCCAACTGCAAGCAGCAGATCCAATTGCTGTTGCAGATGTAAGTGCAACAGAGACTAAAAAAATAACTGCAAAAAACTTTGTACAAGGTGCTTTTGGATTAGTAGATGCAGCGTCAATACCTGCCACAGCACTTAGCTATCCATTAACAGCAGGTCAAATTGTTACCGCAACTTTAGCTGATAACGCTGTGACCGCAGCAAAAATAGCGGACGATGCAATTACTGCTACACAAATAAATGCAAACGCCATAACAAGTACTGAATTAGCTGATGCAAGTGTTGATGCAAACGCCCTACAATCAAATGCAGTCACAACTGTAAAAGTTTTAGATGGAAATATTACTAATGCAAAACTAGCTGGAAGTATTACTGGAGATAAATTATCTGATACTACAGTTACTTTTGCAAAATTAAATTTAAGCGATGGTGATATAGCGGGTGCAAAAATTACAAGTGCAAGTATAACTGCAACACAAATTGCTGATAATGCTGTAACTGCAAATGAATTGGCAGATAATGCAGTGGATACTGCTGCTATTGCCAATACTGCTGTAACAGGTGCAAAGATTGCTTCTGATACAATCACTGCTGGTAATATTGCTGCAAATGCTATTGGAGCGTCCGAGCTTGCTGATAACGCAGTAGATAGTGCAGCTATCTCAGCAAATGCCGTTACGACTGCAAAAATTACAGATTTAAATATAACTACAGGAAAGTTAGCTAATAATGCTGTTACTGCTGCCAAGATTGCTGATGATACAATTACTGCCACACAAATAGCTGCAAATGCAGTTGGTTCCAGTGAATTAGCTGATAACGCTGTTGATACGGCTGCCATAGCAAGTTCTGCGGTCACTGATGCAAAGGTAGCATCAGGAATTGCAGGTACAAAAATTACAGATGGGACGATTACAGCAGCTAAATTAAACACATCTAATATTGATAGGTCATTAAATGTAGCATCAGGTAATTTAGGAATTAACAATGCGGTA